CATTTGAATCTGCACAAGACGCACAAGCCATGCATGGTATTGACGTTGAAGCAGAGATCATGGCTGCGCTTGCACAAGAGATCACAGCTGAGATCGACCAAGAAATCCTGTTGAGCCTACGCACATTGGCTGCTACAGAGTTTACATACAACCAAGCTACTGTATCTGGTACAGCAACATTCGTTGGTGATGAGCATGCCGCTTTGGCAGTGTTGATCAACAGAGTTGCTAACTTGATCGCTCAGCGCACACGTCGTGGCGCTGGTAACTATGCTGTTGTTAGCTCTGCTGCGTTGACAGTATTGCAATCTGCAACAACCAGTGCGTTTGCTCGCACAACAGAAGGCACATTTGAAGCACCTACAAACACCAAGTTTGTTGGTACACTCAACGGTGCTATGCGTGTGTTTGTTGACTCCTACGCGAGTGACAGCACTGCTGTTCTGGTCGGATACAAAGGTTCTAGCGAAGCTGATGCAGCTGCGTTCTATTGCCCATATATTCCGCTCATGAGCTCAGGCGTTGTATTGGATCCAACAACATTCGAACCAGTCGTATCATTCATGACACGTTATGGCTTCGTTGAGTTGACCAACACAGCATCCAGCTTTGGTAACGCAGCTGACTATGTTGGCGAGATCGCAGTTCAGAACTTGTCATTCTCCTAATCAGAGAAGAAACAAAACTACCCAGGGATGGGAAGGCAAAAAAGCACCTTGCGGTGCTTTTTTGTTGATCAAATTAATTTACTCTAAGCCTTAGATTTTAAACCAGCTGAGATATTGATGGATCCGGTCAGTCACTGAGGCCCAGTCGCCGCGGCTGGGTTGCCTAAACAATTGTGCTGTCAGATACCAAGGGCTAGAATCACGGTCCAGCAACCAACGCCAGTCTACAGCCTGTGCTCCCAGCATGATCCAAGTAGGACGGCCCAAGGCTGCACCCAAGTGTGCCATGGCCGTGTCTACGGAGATGACCACGTCCAGGGTTGAAACCAAAGCCGCGGTGTCGGCAAATGTGGCCACCGGCAAATTGTATTCAACCACTCCGGCCGCAACTAACCGCTGTGTTTCTTCCTCAGTGGCATCCATTTGCAGATTGATCCAGTCGTAGTTGGGATTGCGCTGTATCAGGGCCAGCATGTGATCTAGATCCATGCCTTTGTAGCGATTGACCCAGGTGTCTCTACGACCCGACCAGCAAAAGCCCACACGTAACTGATGCTTGGGGCCTAGATGTTTGAGCCAAGCACGATACCGTCCTTCGTCAGCAATTAGATAGCTCTGCATTTGTGCTAGATTTTCCAAAGTCACACCCAGCACACGTGGCAAACTCATGATGGGGATCCAGTAATCAAAAGACTCGGGCGTTTGGCCAACATCTACAATCTGATCAAGTACAGGACTATCGCTGAACAATGGTGCCAGATTACGATTGATCTGCAAAACAATACGAGCACCCAGTTTATGCAAGTTCCAAATAAATCTTATAAACTGGATATTGTCTCCATGGCCTTGCTCGCCTAGTACCAGGATAGTCTTGTCCGTAAGATCTTCGCCGTTCCACTGTGGCTGAGAAAATGCAGGCAAGGTTCCAGCCAGGTGTTCAAAGTTCCAACGATGTTCGTACTGCGCCCATCCCAGGGCATAGTTGCCTTGCAACAAGTAGGCCACGGCCAAATTAAACTGTGCTGTGGTGGCATTGGCAGGATTCAGCGTGATGCTTCGTTGTAAAAACGGCACAGCACCCGCAGGGTCGCCCGATTCACGCAACACATTGCCATAGTTGTTCCAGGCATGGCTGTTGAGTCGATCCTGCACAAAAGCCTGTGCATAGTAGGCCAGAGCCTGTTCGGGGTCATCATTTTCTCTACTGGTGTTGCCCAAGACTACTAGTTGATCTGCGGTCATGGCAATATTTAAGAACTTGTGCTAGATGCTGTATAATTTATGTCATTGCATAAATACTTGTCAACGCAATAAGGCGTTTTATGCAGGCTTTACCCCCTGCGTAGCGGTTAGAACCCGCATTGGGCTTCTTTAAAGGAGAAAACAAAATGGGACGTCCTCTCAAAATTAAAAAAATCATCGAAGGCGCAGGTCTCGGTAAAGACATTGGATTCAATGCGTTTGATCAATTGACCAATCCTACTCTGCCAACCGGTGGTGCCATGAACAGTGATCAGTATCTTGGCGTGGTCGGCGGTGTACAACCTGCAACAATTGCCACAGCTGCATATCCAATTGTCAAGTGTGAAGTATTCATTGCCAACAGCGCCAGTGGTCAAACACCTGGTTTGATCATACGTCAAAAAGGCTCCAGAAAATATCTGGTAGCCACCACAACGCCCATTGATCCAGAGAATGCTGTGATTGGTGGATCACCCACAGTGAGCTTGCGTATCGCTGTACTGGGCGATACCGACTGGCAAGCCATGGGTGCTCCAGCAGGTGCCATAGTCGGCACAGTGTTTACACCCACAGCAGCAGCTCCTGCCGCTACCTCAGGTACAGCACAAGAAGTTGGACAGTGTGTATTGACCAGCGACTTGACGCCCTCATCTGGCAACATGAGCATCAGCTTCTTTTCGGGTGCAGCCGATTCCACAGAACAGGCCATCAGCAAGCTGACCAACAAGTTCTTGTCGGATTTTACCGGCGGCGAAACTGGCGGGTCGGCCAACACAGGCGATGTTTGGAATCCTACTCTAGTAGGTCAAAACGTCCGCTTTGATGCCAACTTCTTCAGCGACGAAGGCTACGAAATCAAGTCAGGAACCTCAGGTGGTACCAACACTGCTGGTCAACAAAATCAGTTGAGCCTGGCACAGGTTGAAAAGTACACATCTTAATTTGTACTTGACCAAAATCCTCACAGCTAAGTACTGTGAGGATTTTTTATGACCATAGCATTTGTGTTAGGAAACGGCATCAGCCGACGAGAAATAGCACCGACTCAGTTACAACTGTTGGGAAAAATCTATGGATGCAATGGACTGTACAGAGAATTTACCCCAGATGTTTTGGTGGCCACAGACCGCCCCATAGCCACGGCCATACAAGAAAGTGGCTATGCAAAAACCAACAGATTTCACACCCGCAGGCCTCTGCCAGATCTGGGCGCACAAGCTGTGCCACACGATTATTTTGGTTACAGTTCGGGCCCAATCGCAGTGAGTTTGGCCGCCTCGGATCAGCACAAACGAATCTACTTGTTGGGGTTTGATCTGGGCCCTACCACAACCCAGGGATTCAACAATATCTATGCTGGCACACAGTTTTACAAAGCCACAAATGCTGCTCCTACCTACACAGGAAACTGGATCAAACAAATGTGCCGTATCATGCGTGATAATGCACACACAAAATTTTATCGAGTTTGTGGAGAAACCTCAGCACACATAGCTGAATTAATTGCTTTGCCCAACCTGTTTACCATGGATTTGTCGACCTTTCGGGACCGCATAAATAATCAAAAGGATTTGTAAATGTCAGCATGTGTGGGTCAAGCTCAGCAGGTGTGTGTGGGTTTTGTTGCTAAATAAGGCATGAGGATTATAAATGTCAACTTATAAGAATGTAAACGGCGATTTTATCATATCAACAATAAATGTTGAAGATCAAATCGTTGCCACAGCCGCCAACATTGTGCTCAACGGCAATGTAGGCATCAACGGCAATCTCACAGCCGATTACTACTTTGGTGACGGACAATTTCTCAGCAACGTGGTGGCCAACATTGGATCTGCCAGCAAGTTGCAAAACGGTACATCAAATGTGGACATTCCAGTGCCCAGCGGGAATATTACCTTTGGGGTCAGCGGAGTAGGTAACCTCATAGTGATCAGCACCCAGACTGCCAACATATCTGCCAACACAGCTTCCGTAAACAGATACACCGGAGCACTGGTAATTGACGGCGGGGTTGGTATTGGCGGTAATCTGTACGGCGGACAACTTTATGCAGACAATCAACAAGTGCTTAACGTAGCATCAGTCATCGACGGTGGAACCTACTAGACAGGCACAACATGGCAAATACAATCCTACTAAAACAAAGCGGTGTGGCCAATGCCGCACCCTTGACCAGCGCGGTTGAGCTTGGAGAATTGGCCCTGAATACCGTTGACGGCAAGGCCTACATGAAAATTGACGATGGGGCGAGTGGCGAAGAAATTGTACTAGTCAATGATATTCCGGTGGCCAACACATTTTTTGTATCAAAAACTGGCGACGACACCAACACCGGTCGGTCCTCATTGACGGCCCTGGCCACCATTGAACAGGCGTTGATCTTGGCCACAGCTGTCAAAGCAGTAGACACAGCGGCCATCCAACTGATTGATGTGTCACCGGGTCGTTACGAAACTCAAGGACATTTAGATATGCCTGATGATTGTGTGATCAAATGTGTTCACAGAACAGTCATCATATATCCCGAAGTTGGCTACGAAGAACGCAATGTTTTTCGAATGGGGTCTGGTTGTTTTATTGAAGGTTTTTTGTTTGAAGGGTTTAGTCTAGACGATCTCATCAATCCCTCAGAAGGATTTGCTGTGTCATTTAGACCAGGGGCGGTCATACGTCGTACCCCGTATGCACACAAAATTGCAGTGCGAACTGTTCCAGATTGGACATCGGTACCACCACCATTGAACCCATTCAGCATACCACCCAATCCATTTGTACCTCGTGGTGCTGGAGTGGCCTTGGCCGACGGACTGGTGTGTTCACCATACAGCATATTCCCCAATATCATGACCTGGGGCGCCACACCAGTATCGGCCAATGGCATTGGATACTGTGCCAAAAACGGTGGCCTTGTCAATGCCATCAACGCAGTCAGTATCTGGTGTCACAAGCATTTTCTTGCGATCTCCGGCGGTCAAATAATACTATCAAGTTGTAGCAATCAATTTGGTGATTTCTCTATGGTGAGTGACGGATTCCGTCAAATTGTTGCACCCACCGGCGTCAGCAGTGTAACACTGACCCTTGAAATAGCTTCGGCTTTAATCATTGAGCCACTCAAGGGACCCGTTGGCACCATAGTCAATGCAACCTACACAGCACTCAATACCACGGTCGATCCTGCCACTGGAGACGTTTACACCTTTGGTTGGACCGCCGATGATCAACTGACATTTCGCAGCTATGGTGCCAATCTTGTCCAGGTCCTGATCTGGGTCTTGAGCAGTGCAGACGAACTGCCCATGGAAAATTATACCAAGACATTTTATAATACCATGGGAACACCATTGTTCACTAGTACAAACTTTGTTGATGCATACCTATTCGCATTTGAGTTTATCAGAGATGATGTCAATGCCTTGCCGGGCCTGAGTGCTAATGCCATTGCCATTGTTACAGCCCTGATTGACGAATCTCTTATACCAACTTTTACTACTCCGGTATTCGCAATTCAACCCAGCACTATTACTGCGGTTGGACATACTTGGTCTAGTACACTGGCAGGCGTGGCACTGACTCGTGTTCCGCCAGCATTCAACAGAACCAACATTCAAGCCAGTATTGTAGAATCAAATGATGGCCAGGTAATTGCCAGCGGACAGGACGATCAGGGAAATGCCTTGTTCGTGGGCGGAATGACAATTAATTCCGACACCGGAGAACTGTCAGGACCGCCATTTGATTCTGCAGTGGGCAGGATTGCTACAAAATCTGCCATTGCATTTGGTAACTTTTAACATGGAGCAATAGATGTCAAGAATTGTTTGTCGTACACCGTCCACAGGATTGCCTGAAACACTATATTTGGTAGATGTAGGCACATCAATGACCACGCTCATTGGGGGTCTTACTGGAGCAGATGCACCGGATTACAGTGTGCCAGATCCTTCTAATCAATACGAAGTAAGAGACCCATCGGATCCTACCCGTGCTATTTTACCAGGACAGATATTTTTCCTCACACCACTGTCAGTCACTAACAAAACCGCATCAGACGAAACCCTAGATGCGCAGATATTGCTAGAAGGTGGCAATGTCACCATCAGTCTTGGCACCGTAGTGGTTCCGGCCTACGACACAGCTTATATTCCCCTCAACGGTAGAAGTCTACTCAAATTTGATGCCAACAGTGTCAATGGAGACCAACTACAGGTCAGCGCCAGCACTGCCAATGTGTTTGACGTGGTAATATCGGGTGACTTGTCGCCGGCCAGTCAAAATCTTGGAAACGTCACAATCATACCCACACCATAATGGCACGCTTACTTTCCGGTCGCGTCGCGACTACTTCTCCACTAGATGTACCGGCCGATCGATACGAC